TTCAATATCTCATACCTGATAGCAGCATAGATATACTGCTCAAACAGCTTATTGACCGATATGGCTGAGTCATTCCCATTCTCCATGCCATCGCTCACATACTCAAGGATAACTGTTGCAGAGAGATTGTGATGGTGATTTGGGTCATTATTATTATTATTATGGTGGTTATATCCCAAGATTGCGCTGTCAAAGTTTATGACACCTGCCTTCTTATCAATATTGAACGTAGGGTTGCGGTTAGCCGTCTCGGTATTGAGTCCAAATCTAGCTCCTATGCCATGCTCAAAGTACCAATTACCATCGCAGCAGTATCCCTCGTGTCCGTGGAACTGATGCCCTTGATTGAGGTAAATGCTCTTCTTAGTGCCTTTGATTCGCTCGTAGTCAATATTTGAGTACTGCGGCTCCAAGATATTACCGTTCTGGTCGAAGAGAATATTGCACTCATGGTCCTGCAAGTATGCCTTGGCTGACAGTGTCTGTATGTTCTCACTAAGCGGCATAAGCACACCATTATGGTATAGCGAGATGCGTACCCAGTTGACATAGTCCGATGGTAGCACATAGCGCAGTTGATCGCAGACACTAAGCTCAAGGGCTTTAATCTCTTTGAATGCGTCATAGTTCAGCTCTTGGATAGCTCGCTTGGCGTGGAATAACACCTTGTACCGCTCCTCATTGTTTACCAATGAATGGTTGCCGGTGTACATTAGCTGAAAGTTATTGACAATGTCAAATAGGCTCACATACTGATATGACCCCCAATTAGCATCTGTCGGGTTGTTACCATTATTGGTATAGTATTGATACTGAGATATATATGGCATTGTATATTATTTTAAGTATTAGCGTCTCTTCCTGCTTCCTGCCCTATTGCGTACTGTACTACCTCAGTCTCTCTGATTGTCATACCACAGTATTGCAGTATTTTCTGAGCAAGTTTATATTCCTCTTCAAGTGGCAGCTCAAAATCTTGGTAGTCAGGCTGTGACTGGTCAAATAGAGGCTCACCGCTCGCCAAAGTGATATATGTCCACTTAGGGTCTAATGGGTATCTAAAGTAGGTTGCATTGACAGCACCATATCCTGCAATGCTGTTCGGATAGGTTGTTATGGTTCCTAAATTATTCAATGTATAGACAGGGAATGTTGTCGATGGAGCAGTGAGTAGTGAGTTGTTGAGCATTGTTATCTTGCCTACTGATACCTTCTCAGCATCTACTGCTGATGCTCCTGCATACACTGCATATTTATCACCGATTACTAGAAATATATTTGCCGATAAGTCAAGCGCTGTGGCAGTTACTGCCATCACTGTTGCGCTCTCTAATGTCGTTAAGTTAACAACAACATCACCATACACCACTCCTGCATTGACAAAGCTTGCGCCTGAATCAATCAATTGGTTTAATGGAACAGTTGCTGTGTTCTGACCTGTTGCTCGCTTTAGCGTATAGCATAACAACTTGTTAATCATGTAGTAGTCAAAGCCTACTGTTACAAGCGATGGAGCAGAGAATTGATTAACTGTAAATCCAGATGGCGTAAGAATAGGAACTAAAAAATCAGACCTCAGGAAATACTCAAGGACCTCAGCAAGTGGTTGCTCGATATCAGCATAGTCAGTACCTGCCACACGGCCATTCTCCATGTTAATCACCTTGTTGTAGGCGGTGAAGTACTCTTCAAATATCTCCATCTGTGCCTGCTTGGCATAGAGATTAAAGTCCTGCGGAGAGATGTATCCGTAGTTGTTCTTATTCAGGACACCCTGTACTGTATTCCTTACTGAGTTTATCATCCGTATTTTTTTACAAATATAAAAAAAAGAGGGTATATATTTACACCCTCTTTATGTTTTTTGTTTTACGATTCAGAAAATGTTTCTAACATCTTGAGTGAATCTAAGCCCTCATCGCTTTGCAGGAACTGACCGGCAAAATCGTATGGGTCATTGTTATATGGCACTGAACACATTTTCTTTTTGTTGGTTGGCGTATTGAACCATATTTCTCTACCATTATTCCTAATGGCAAGTAATTTATCTTCAAAGAACGATCTGATTTTAGCTTGGTATTTAAGCTCAGGGTCATTAAACGCCTGTAGAAAATCAGCTGGATAGCTTTTAGCAAATACCAATACATCACGCTTTAGCTCAGCAGTTGTAATGGTGGTAGGGTCTTTACCGAATAGCACCCTTGTCATCATCTCAAGCTGCTCAATTGTAAGGTTTCTCGCTTGAATTAAAGCATCTACCTCCATATTTAAATCCTCTACTTCATCTTTGGCTTCCTTCTCTTTGTCAACCTCCTCAAATACAATACCATTCATTGGATGGTAATGCAGGAATGCCTGAAGGACCGGATTTGTTCTTGCAACGGTTAAAAAACCATCTTCAAATACAATTGGCTCAAGTATTACATTTGAGTCCTGCTCATCCTCAAAAGGTGACTTTTGGTTAGAAGCGTATCTTAGTACTCTATTTATGTTTTTGGCTTCATCAAACCACATCAGCGGAAACTTTGGATTGTTTCTCGATACCAATGTGTATGACAATGGTGTACCTCTTTTTAACCGATATATTTTATCGGCATATTTTTTCTCTGACATATTGTTCAATTTAATTAGATTTTAAAAAAGGAGAGTGCCAAAGCGACACTCTCCAAAGCAGCAATATATTAACCGAATCTGAAAAGTACAAAGTTGTTTGCACCTAGAGTACATACGCAACGCTCAGAAAGGAAGTTTACTTCCATTGCATCCAAGTCGCTAGTTTGCGCACCACCGGCAGAACCTGTAATCCAAGTTTTGTAACGACGGTCTTCTGTTTCAGTTGCACGGTAGCGGACGTGTAAGAACGGACGCTTAGCGTTTTTGCCCATGATTTGGTCATAAACTGAAGTAGAACCGGCAGGAACCAAAAGCCCTGTTACAGTACCAGTAGCAGTAGCAGCAGCATTTGAAAGACCACCACGCATGGTTGGGTCGTTCAAGTATTTCCAGTCTGACTTGTAGAAGTCATAACCACGACGGAAACCTGAGAAACCAAGGTTCAACGCCATAGTAGTGTCATTGTCAAATAGACCGTATGAAGCACCAAATGAAGGAGTTGCAGCAGCAGCAGTAGAAGCACCATTAAGACCTGCAAGCATACCATCAATGGCAAAGCTAAGGTCACGGTTACAGAACACTACGTTTTCCTCAATAGCGCCTTGTCTATCAAGACGTTGTACGATTGTGTCCCAATCAGCAAGAGTTGTAGGAAGACCTGCACCCCATACGTTACCACGATTGTTTACAGCAAAAAATACTCCTTCAGAACCATCTACTTGAGCAGTTACTAATGCACCAGAACCAGCCTCAGCAGGAACAGCTTCAATCATAGCAGTCTCCATATAGTCCTCAAAGCGGAGACGAGTCTCATGCTCGGATTTTAGGTACCAAAGGTAGCCAGTAGCGCCATTCTCAGTTGTTACTTCAACCCAACCAATTTGAGCCATATCAGAACCACTGATATTGTATCTGTCTTTTAGGATGATTGGCTTGTTAGTGAAGAATACATCTTCAGCTTCAAGCGAACCAACCATACCTGTTGTGCCTTTTCTAAACTCAGAACCGTAAATAAAGATAGTACAAACATTTGTATTGACAATATTTACCGTAGCCTCATAGAAAGCAACAGTTATTACAAGACCAGCAGCAGCAGTAACAATAGCTTTGTTACTTACGCCAGTTGCATTAACTTGGATGAATACAGTTTGACCAATACGGATAGCAGCTGTGGTTGCACCTGCATCAGCAATGGTAAATGTTCCAACACCACCAGCAACAGCAGAAGCTGTACATTGTGTGTATTTGATGTGAAGACGACCTTGCTCAGCCCATCTAATTTGGTCAGAGTTTGAAGGCATCTCAGCACCTACAAGGCGAAGGAATGAAGAAATAGTACGATTACCATAACGCTCAAATTCTTTCTCGTAAGTATCAGGAAGATACTGGTTCAAGAAGTTAAAGTTGGTAATATAGTTTGTCGAAAGAGCCACTCTCTCTGCTGCCGGTTGCAGCGCGAATGTTGGCGTGTTTAATAATGGCATTTTTTTAAGAATTTAATGTTTTACAATCTTTTTGCACTCTTGATTTTTAGACTTTTCCCATGATCAGGAGTTAATTCCTTTACTTGGAATCCATCATTACCCTTAGTTGCCTCAGTGGCTCTACGCTCTGACATATTTATGTTTTTTGTCTTACGCATAAAGTCATCTGCTGCATCAGCCATGCCCTGCTCGTAAAAGTGCCTGGCAAACCTCTCAGGGTTCATAGCCACAGATAATGCTTTATGATACCCTTCTGCGTCTTTAATCATTCCACTGTCATCCAGGAACTTTCCAATAAAACTGGATGGATTAGAGTGGAGTCTTTTTAACTCAGAGGCATCACCTGGGTTGAAAACTACCTTCTTGTTATTGACATTGAACTCAAAACCTTTGAATCCTGAGCCAAACACCTCATTGGTCTTTTGTTCAAACCATTGACGCTTGCGGTTGTTTTCTTCCTCGTATGTCTTAGCTTGGCTAATATACTGACGATAAGCATCGATTTCCTCCTTCTCTTCCTGAGAAACACCAGCCGTACTTGACTCAAGGGGCATTTTATATTTCTCTTTCTGAGTAGTAAAGAATTTCTTTGCTTCATTTACAGCTTTCTTCCTTGCGACTTTAGCCTTTTTGATATAGCTTTCATCATCAAGGTCCTCATCGTATCTGTACTCATCCATCATCATGTCAACGTCATCTTCGTCGAGACCTTCTTGAGTTGATAACAAATACTCTTTTAAAAGCTGTTCTTCCGGCACGGACTCAAAGTCCTTATTCAACTTGAGAAAGTCCTCAAAGCCCCTGCCTGTTTCTTTTCTATATTTCATATAAGCAGC